CCCGTTCATACGGGTCCGTCCTCGTCAGTTGTAGTGCGACGCCTGACGGGCGCCCAGAGCGCTCAAGGTGATTTGCATCGACAGCTGGCAAACTGTCCTTCTCGAAATTCATCAAGAAGACCTTGAGAAGGGCTTGATGGTCATCCACCCGATTTCTCGGGAGTTTGGCCTTCACTACGTACCCACGAGCCAGAGGCTTGTGAGTGCGAGGGCACATCTTATCAACAGTCACGTCGATACTGTGCCTGCCCAACAGAGGAGATCCCGGCTGAACCTTCGGAAAATACTTAAGTATTTTCGTCAGGTAACCATCCAGGAGTCCGACAGTGGTGACAAATCCACGGTCGTAGAGCTGGTTCCTTAAAGAAACCATGCTCACTACTTCCTCTGCGTCCCTCCGTGATGCAGGTGCTACCCGCCGGACCTTGACGACTGAAACGTCTCGGCCCTTAAAGTAGTCCTTGCCGCAACTCTCTCTGAACTTACCCGTCCAGAAAGACTTGCGCGAATTCACTTTGAAGCCAAAGGCTTCAAGTGTTTCCGACACGGATTCCGCGTACTCCACAGGGACGACTATGTCATCCCCGTAGATGCGCACCCGACCTTGGAACTCTTTTAGAGTTGCCTCGGTCAATCTGGAGTTCAAGCATTTTTCAATCCCAACGAAAGCGAGGGTGCAGAACACCATAGCTTCAATCGGAAATGTCAACGCTGATCCCATGGACGCGAACTTCACGAGGGGTTTTACCCCATAGTGAGGCACATCCGCTCGAAGACTGCGACAGGCCTGCACCATCTCAGAGAGATTGGTGAAACCATGAAGCATATGTCTCACGAGCAAATTCGAGACACGGTCACTTGCCTCACTCAGATCGAGAGTGGCAAGACCGCCATCGACAGAACCTTCCCGTGCAAGAACCTGGTTAGGTACTTGGTCGGTAAATCCGACGAACCACTTCGAGACGCGATCGCGCTCGAGGAGTTCAACGAGAGGACTGGCGATTGCCTGCTGTGCGTACTGCATAGCAACAGGCTCGGCCGCGATGATTCGCGGGGTCTTGAGCGTCTTGGGGACTGAGATAACCCTAGAAGGTCTCTCATCCCCGGGGTCCAGAAACTCGACTTGCTCCAGGTGTGCATAATACCTGGGGTTTGGAAGAAGGTAATCTACAGCGTAGAAACCATTTTCTTCCAAACGCTTGGGCCACTCCCGCTGGTAAAACTTCTCGTTTCCGATTAGTTTTTCAGCAGTAGTTCCCTTGCCATGCTTTGGAACGAGTGAACCACTGGCACAAAGATTATCCATGCCAGCAAACACCCGACCAAAGAGTGTCCGACTAACACGAGAAAAGTCAGAAATGCCTTCCTGACTCCATTCGCGTTCGGACGCTTCGAGTTCTGATTCAATCTGGATGTAGCCATCGAATGCCTTCCTTTCTCGCTCTTTCGAACAAGGAAGAAGGATCTTCGAATACAACCGCGTTAGCTGTCGTATTGCAAAGACGGCATCCGGTTCGGCTGCTTCCAGCAGAACACCAGACCTACGGTCGAAGATTTGCTCAAGGAAACCTCCTAGAAATAGGGGGAGACCACCGCGCTTCCGGAAACCCGGAAAAGCGGTAGGAGCTACCCGCTCGTCTGCCAAACTTCTTTCGAAGTCGACAGCGAACGCAGGCAAGGTAATCGTCAAAAACGACATACCTTCCTCTTCGAACCGCCTAGAGACTGTTTGAACGTCTCTAGTGGTGCTGACGCGACACCACTGGCCCAATTCCCGGGCCAGTTCCCTCCAGAGCAGCATGGGGCTTTTCACGGCATCCCTTTCTAGGGTACGTCGTTCCTTGCCTCCTTGTTACTCCTTGTCCGACGCCAAGAGCCGACTTACGTCAGCTCTCACCACCAAGAAGCTTGGTGATGTTGGCACCTGTGGCAGCCGTGAGGTTGCCCAGGAACCCATCCACCTCGGCCTTGGCCGTGGCGGTGTCGTAACCGTTTGGCATGTCCACCGTGAGGTAGACAGTCATGGACTGGTTGATGTTCTGACCAGCCACCAGCGGGTTCGCGACAAGGGTGTCGGTCTTCAAGCTGAACGTGTGACGGGTTCGCTTCCCGTAGGTGTGAACCACCGAAAGGATGCGATCCCGTGCAGCCGTAGCGAACTTTCCACCGTTCTCGGTGGAGCCCGTACGGTTCAGGGTCTTTGCAGACCCCGACACGGTGACAGTCTGAGGATCAGAGAACATAAGAGGCGTTGCTCCTTCAGGAATGGGACTGTTGTCCCGATCTTGACGGCCCATCCGAGACTATCTCGGAGCCGTGCCCCGGCCCTTTTGGGTCCGAGGGGTACCGCTGGGTAAAGCGGGCCTGTGATTTATCACAGGGTTCGCGGCGCCCGGGTCATTCCAAGCGCTGCTAGGATTGTCCACTGCCGCGTAGTGAACGCGGAAGTATCTAATCCGAAACCGAAAGGGGTTGCCTTACGTCTGATCTTTCTCGTTCCGAGAAAGACATCCTCGCAATGGTAGTTAATGATGGTGCCGTCTGTTTTACGGACTGCACCCTCATTCTTGCGATGGATACGTCTAGAATTTTGTTCCATGACGTAGCCGTAACGCAACACAAGGCCATCATTCTGGAATGCGGACAGGTTATGTAAAACCGGTCCGACATCAAACATCCAGTCTGCTAGCCATGACCAAGGAGCAAGATTCCACACAACCTCCGGCGTGAGCTGGAGGCCATAGAGGAGTCGAGCTTCCTTGACTATACGTTCCGTCTTTCCCCATGTTTCAGGGGCGACATAGAACGTATAGCATCCGCTAAACCACTGTTGACGGGTCACTACTTCCGTCGTGAGATAGCGGGTGTACACCCCAGTACTGAAACCAGTACCTGGTAGGATTCCCGGGTAAAGAACCTGAGATTCCCGCAGGATATTGGTATCCATGCTGAGGGGAAGGACTCGTCTGCGATGGACATTCTTTCCAGAGTCTCGGGCAAGCTGCTTCATGATATCATCTTGATCGATGATAGCTTTGGCAGCTGCCTTCAAATCTGAAACGAATGGGGCCCATCCGAATTGGTAGTTGAGATACTCACCACCAAGTTCTCGGAAAAAGCCTGCCTTGTTCTTCAACAAGGCTCCACCTACCATGTGGGGCAAGCCCTCACGGTAGAGCTCGGCCAAAGCGACTGAGCCGTCGACGATGGGATTCGTCGGAATGGTGGAAGCGATCATACTAGTTCCTAGGTTCTTCAGAGCACTTTCCGTGCTCGTCGGTACCCAGGCTTGGTAATACGCGTCCGCCTCTCCGTCTCGGGAGAAAGCTCCAGGTAGATCACTAGATGAAGGCCAAAGGCCTGTGTCCAGTGTGTACTTGAGCCCAAACCGTTCGCCTTTTCCGGCAACGCCGGATCGGCCGGTTGGCCATTCGTACTCAAGCTTAAGAGTATCAAATGGTCCTCCTTGGTCCCGCACAGAGCGGCCTTTTGGCCACCTGTGTCCTTCCGATGTCGTGATCTGCCGAGAGTAGATGGGCGTATTAACAGAGTTAATAACCGCACCTTCACGGGTGTGAACGCCAGACCATAGGTCAACGTTCAACACTCGCCTCTTGGTAGTCAACGGCACCTTGTACTCCTTTCGGGTTGGTGGGAACAGTGTTAGTGTTGATGCGTCTCCGCACCTGGCGCCCCCTGTAG